AAGGTAGGCGGCGTTAGCACCTGTAAAGGTTTTGTTCAGCTTCTCCTGAACTTGGGCGAATGTCGCCGTCTTGAGTTCTGCCTGAGTAAGTCCTAGTGAGTACTTACGAAGCCCTCGCGTCTGTCCGACGTAGGCCATTGATAAATCGTTAACTACTGTTTCGTAATCGACGCCAGAACCGCGACTGACTTCCAGAGCAAGGTTTAATAGTTCCGTGGACTTAGCCAGAGATCCCGTGGTCTGTAATAGACGTTGCATAGCTGGGCGAAGTTGATCGTCGGTAATACCTGAGGCACGAGATAACTGATCGATAAAGGTTTCAATATTTTGAGTTTCAAAGGCTAGTCCTAGATTCTTTACAGACTGCGCTAGACGGCTTGCAGCGGCTTCATCTTCTACGAATGCCTTTACTGCTGCCTTGCTAAACTGAGTGATCTTCTGGACGCTGAACGCAGCTAGGAGTGCTTTGCCTAACTTCTTTACACTAGTGTCAAGTTTATCTGTTGACTTACCAGCATCATCGAAGGCTTTCTTGCCTTTGAACTCACCGATAATCGGGATGCGTAATTCAGCCATTAACTTACTCTCTCATTAAACTTAGCGGCGGCCTTTTCAAGCGCCTTGATAACTCCGACCTTAGCTCTGCCTTCATCTTCTTTGTATGCCTTGAACATCGAGCGACCTGACATCTTGCCCGATCCTGCTAATTGACCAGGCAGATTAGACACGAACTTGCTATTCGACTTACGACCAGCCCACTCATAGATAACTCCACCAGCGGTCTTATTATGAATCGATACAGTCTGCACCCAACCCTGACGATTAGGCTTTGTCGGTGTAAGTTTATAGCCTAGGCCTCGACGTGCTATTCCAGCGTCATACTTAGGGAACTGACCAGACTCGGCCGTTCCAACGAACCCAGAAGGCATGTCAGCATTAGAGGGCATGAAGCCCCTAGCCTTTTTAACCAATGGCTTTAAGAATCCAACCATTTCATCACGAGTCTCTTTATCGAGATCAGGTGAGAATCTCTTCATCGCTCGACGGAGTTCGCTAGCGCCTTTTAGCTCTGTAGGCATCGCTCTGCTCCTTTGCTCTATCCTTCAATGCTTTCAGAATTATCTGTAGCATTGTCGGGTCTAAATCAATTAAATATTGTGGAGGGATAGCCGTCTCAATGCTCAAGCGAGCTATGAGGTAGTGGATGCTATCCCTGCCTAGGCCAAAGGGTCAGACTCTGCAACCTCGACACTCTTTAGAGTTTCGAGAAAATCTGCACCGAATGGCTTGACTGTGACTCCACTTAGTCGAAGGCCTTCCCATGCTAACCAATAGACATCTGACTGCTTTTCATCATCGCGGAACGCTTTGTGAAATCCCTTTTTAGCATATAGCTCGAACGCGTATTCGAGGCGAGGAGTGATCTCGATCTCGGTTACTGTGTTATCCGCTAGTGTGACTATTAACTTTGCCATGCTGTGCCCCTTTGTTTAGTTTCTTAGAATGTGCCTGTTGTGGCAACTGCTACTGTACCAGAGACGTTAAATGTGAGGCTCTGTGTACCGATATCACCGACTGCGCCGTTGATGTCTGTAGTGCCGTTGATTAGGCAGGTCATCGTGTAGAGAGGGTTTGTCGCGCCGACGGCGGTTCCCTTTTCCTGTAGGAGTACTACTGTGACGTTAGTTCCCCATGCAGCTTGCAATGTCGCTAGGACGTTGGCGGTTGCTGTGTCATTAAGGAAGTCGATTGTGACTGATGATGCCTCAAGACCCTTGACGAACTTATGTCCGCCATCGCCCATTGCTGTCACTTCGAGCTCGTCGAAAGTACGGTTAAGTGTTACAGATGTAACGTGGTCTGAAAGATCGACTGTGTTAATCTTCACGCCGACCTTGTTATTTAGAAATACAGCCATGAGATTATTCCTCGTCTTTCTTTGTAGGTGCTGGCTTAGGTGTTGATGGTGCTACCTGCCCGATCTTGATCAGGAAGGCTTCTTGCTCTTTTTCCCACTCGGACATTTTAGCTCCAACTCGTTAGGACTGAGATATTGATATTGCATGTAAGTAGATCACCTGAGACGGCGCTAAGGACGGCCGGAGCCGATACCTCTGTGACGTTATAGGTGTATGAGGATGCAGCGAGCAAGTTAAATACTCGCACGATATTATCCTCGATTCCGTTTAGGTTGCCTTCGTTATCTAGAAGGGGAACCATGACGGAAATAGTAAAGTTCGCCATAGGCGAGATAGTGGCATGCCATCCGTTAGATGGAATGATGTAAGGATCTGCTGGGGCGACGATGACGCTGTTAGCGATCGGTGTAGCAGGTGGGAATGCAAATACTGAGTACTTAGTGTTATCGACTAGAGCTGCTGCGATACCTGCGCGGAGTGTTGAAATGGCGGCCATTAGCCCACCATCGATCTCGGATCGAGATAAGGTGCAAGCAATCCACGAACACGTGCTAGAAGTGTATTGCCCATTCTGTAAGGTGAAGGCTGATAGCCATCGATCGTGACGCCGCCGCTTGATGGGGCTTGACGGCTTTGCCAGATGTCGATGCTTATCATCAAGGCACATTCTTGGATTGCCGGAACTGTTGAATAATCGGTATATGTCTCGACCGCGGCTATGCCATAAGGCTCGACTGTGTGACGTGGATTGTCGCTAGTGTGAGCTGTAGTTACGTTAAATGAACGAGTATCGACTTTTGTAATTGTCTTAGTTCCATTGTAGCGACTACCTGCACCTGAGATTGTTACAGATTGTCCAACGTAGAAATACTCGCGGATATCCTGATCAAAATAAAGTGTTCCTACTGTGCCCGTATTGCCGTGAGCAATAATGTATTGCTGATTCTTCCATAGAAAGGGCAAAAGTACGTTATCTGCGGCATCGCAGACTTGCTGCAAGACTGCATCAGTATAGAGAGTGCCAACGCCAAGGGCGGTGCGAAGCTCTGCAACTGTTGTCAATGCCATGCTCTTATCCTTTCTAAAGACTGGCCGGGCAGAAGGGCACTACCCGGCCAGCGACTTAGGGTGTTATCAGGTTAGGTTGAACCAGTTTGCGCCAGCCGCTAACTTAGTGGCAAGTGCTCCCTGACCGAATAGCAAGATATCTACTGTTCCGTCAGAGTTGATATTTGTGCGAAGTTGCTGACGTGCGCCCTCGTACCATGTGTAAGCATCTGGATTTACAACAGCCATTGAGTAATCTGCTGTACCGACTCCTCCAGAGCCCTTCATGTAGCGAGATACGCGAAGGTCAAGACCTGCAACGTTACCGCGAAGTGATGTAGGTGTAAGTGCACCACCTGCATTCTGTGGATTTGCAGCGATGTAGATTGGACGTCCGGCATCGTTGTAGCTCATGATGTTAGCCCATTGTTCTGGTGTAACGATCATGTTGCGAGCAAAACCAAGTGATGCTGAATATACTGCTGCTGCTGCGCTTGATACGTAGGATAGAAGTCCAGTCGCTGAGTTAGCCTGTGCTGTTGCGTTGAGTGTTCCTGCGCCTTGGACAGCGGTAGTTACAAATTCTTCAGTATCCTTAGCATAAGCGTATTCCATCTGGACAAGAAGCTCGTCAAGGAATGCAGGTGTCGAATTTGTTAGAAGTTCGAGGGTAGTGATTGCGCGACCCTTGAATGACTTCTTTGTGACTGTGATGTATGAGGCTTCAAGTTGTGACTCTGTTACTGCGCCATTCTCGTCGATTTGATCAACAAGAGGAACCTCAGTGATCTTAGGCAACTCAAAAGTTTTTCCAAATTCCGGCATTGTGCCACGGCTGATCGAATCGATAAACGGACGATCTGCGTTAGAAAGGAAGTTAAGTAGCTGTGTGCTTTGTGGTGTTGGGATGAATCCTGCACCTGTTGTCTGATCGTTGTCAGCAGCGCGTAGCCATTGACGTGAATCTTCATCACCAAAGAGGTTAGCCTTTAGTGTGTTTTCAAGGTAGTTACGCTTTGTAACTTCGATGCGTGGTGTTGAATATACCATCGCTTGTACAGTAGGACGAGCAGCTTCTACAGCCGCAGCCTCTACTGGTGTTGCTTCGACTGTTGTGTCTTCCACGACTGTCTCGCTT